CTTCAATGAAATATTGGGGGAGGGGCGCACTGCTAGTGTGCCCCTCAAGATAGAACCCTTATTCTGAGCCCAGAAGGGCCCAGCGTAGGCTTCTACCTCCCGACGCTGTTTCCAGCGGCGCCCACACGCGCCTTAACTTCAGCGCGTGTCGCAGTGGGGCCCTACCGAGGCGATCACTCGTCTCAGGGAAGGGCTTACCTTCAATGAAATATTGAAGCACCATTGCGTTGCTATCGACGGGAGATCTCTGTGGACTGCCGCAAGGCAGTGTACATAAGACTTCCCTCCTCTGTAAATAAGGATTCCAACGGTGACGTAAGTGACCATTGGATTCCCCAAACAGAGAAAGCCAACCGATAGCACCTGAAAGGTCAGCTACCCACTTAAACGAAAAGCGTCTAAGTGAGTCGACTGTCCGCTTTACATACGCGGCTGTGTTATACCAACCTGCACGAAGCAGATTGTTATGCACATCAACGGATGAAAGTACACTTTCAGGCTTGGACACGGATGGAGGACTCATGATGCTAATCTTGGTGACGTCAGTCCCCATGAAAGCATCATACCCACAAGACTCTCTAAACCTACCGGTCGTGAAAGTCTTAGCGGGATTCACTTTCAACCGAAAGTGATGGAGGCACTCCACAACGGCGTCCGCACAGTCAGTGGGGACGATAATATCGTCTCCAAAGACTAGGACCTCCTGAGCAATCTGCTTGATCGTCCTAATGCTGACTGGTCTGCCTCTAACATAGAGACAGGTTCCAATCGACAAAACGGCGAACAGAATAGACTGAACAGGAAAGGTACACGCAGAACCTTGGGTGGAAAACTTCCTGAGTTCATAGAACTGAGGAGACTTCCGGTCGATATCCTGCTTAATCCAGCGAGTCCGGCACGCATAAAGCGCGTCGAGAAGCTCTGGCCGGTTACGGAACAAACGTTCAATAACCCAGCAAGATATACGATCAGACGCTGAGGACAAATCAATTGTACTCAACGAACCATCCAAGGAAGCACGCTTCGCTGCATTCTGATTGAAGGTCTGATCACGCAAGTGAACAGAATACTTCAAAGAAGAATGCTCGATACGCGTCGTCAGATAATCTCGGACAATTTGCTGACACCATTGGTGAGCATCAGGCTCAGCGGCAATTAGCCGTGGCTTGGTGAACTCCTTCGGGACAGCAATTAGCTTCGACGGAGGTTCATGCCTTAATGAGGCAGGAACTTCACCTGACGAGACTTTGTCAGCCCAGTGCTGATATGACGAAAAGCCATAATCAGCATACGGGAAGACAAGGTCAAGCTTCTCAGGCCAAAAAGGGAAATCGTACTTGAATGCACGATCTACTCTGAGGTCTGAGACTGCTCCTGGTCCATGCCGAGGATCCCACTCGGACGGGTTAAACCGCCCGAACTCGCTGCAGATAATGTCCGCGACCCATTGAAGGGAGGCGTACCATTCTGCATCGAGACGAGGGGGATCGGTGGATTCAGAGCACCCCAAGGGGAGCTCTGTTTCTGGCCGAGAAGGAACGTGGTCTCCAAACTGAAGATCACGAGAACCATCAGAGCCAAAGTCACCACGACTCCAATTAAGAGAGCCGAGGATGACTTCACCATCGATCTTGAAGAACTCATTGACATGTTCCCATGTTGATGAGTCGTCACAAGCTAGTCTAAGACGTTTGACAGCATAACAAAGCTGTCTCACATCACGGACCGACTGATGATCAAGATCTGATCTCAGAACTCCATTGTCATCGAAAATGCGAAGTAGTAACCCCTTGAACAGTCTTGGGATTACAACCCTCTTCTTGTATGGACGCATCAGCGCCACACCAGAACGAGTTAGGCATTCCTTCGACAAGCACAGATCAAAGTGCTTACCGAAGGCAGGGAGGTCCACAAGAAAGAAGTGGATACCTCTATGCTCGATGGCTGAGAGCAAACGCTTGTTATCGCGTTCACAGTCAACACGGAGCTCGGGACAGCGGTACGCTATGTCAGAAAGCATAGCGCCGTATAGTCCTAGAACGTACCTTTCATAGCTCGTAGTATCTTTCACAGGACAACTCCTTTGAAAAGATATCTATGATCTCGAAAGTACACTCACTTGGGACGACCAGCCAAGGTCGTAGAGTCTACGACTCCCAACCCAGCAGCTTGGCAGCAATGCCACCAGCCTTGACCATGTAGAAAGACATGGCCTCGGAGACATCAATTTCGTCTGCCGATACGCCGTTAGGATCATTTCTGATCGTAAACGACACATCGGTCTGGGAACCAAGGGGCACAGCCTCGGTAGGTTTCACAAACCTAGTGAAAGTCACAACGTGACGATCAAAGGGTTGCGTACCTGCCTTGACGGTATCTCGAGAGTGCCGGACTTTCGCCCGGTACGTAACGAGACCTTCGTCCAAAAAGTATTCGGACGAATAGCCATCTTGGTTAATCAGCGGCAACACTTTGGCGGTTCCACCGGAACCGTCCATAGTGATAGTGAGAGTAGTTCCAAGCACGGTAAGTTCTACCTTTCATGTATGTCCGTTCAGCCCTTAAAGCGCTGAACGAACAACGCAGAAAGGATGGACAGTCGTGACACCCCAATAAATGGGATGTTGGCTGAAACGGAGCCGAGTCCGACGAATCGAACTTTGTCGATTAAGTCGAACTGAGCATCTCCACCTGTGAATCCAGACGTGATGCTATCGACGGAGTAAACTCTATGAGTTTCCGTCTGAGTCATCACGTTCACGATAGAACAGGTTGCGGGAACCGTATTCGAATGACTTTTTGCAAAGTCACCGAAGTTGGTAAACCAATTGATAAGCCAGGTCCAAGGGAGAACATCCCAAGCACCAGCGTAGAGCGCATCGGCTGTTAAGCCTAGTGAAATACGCTTGGCTTGTCTAATGATTTCCGCATCAGAGGGATAGAAGGGTGGGAGAACAGTAGGTTTCCACCTACATGTAGCCCATCGTCTCCTACTAGTTGTAGTAGAGGACCGCGCAGACATTTTCAACACAACATTGGTTTCAATGGGTGTAGTTCCTGTCTGAGCTGCAGCATTATCACTCTGAAGAGAGAGGCGTCTCTCCATTCCGTTGTTTGCATAGAAATTGTGTAGCTCATTCGCCCTTCGGTGAATGTGCATACCAAGATCTAGCAAATCCTGAACATCTTTGATGAGGGGTAGCCAACCAAATTTCACTCCGAGATACTGGTTAGCGATTTCTCGCTGACTAAGTAGTCTCTTAGGAGATTTGATGAGCTTTCCAACATCTTTAAGCTGTTTCGGAATGTCGACAAGATCCTGAATCAGATTCAGGGGTGTGATCTC